ACTGCTTCACCCTGCTCCAGATAACCATAACGCCCATAAAGCTCATTCAGAGCCACCGAGATTTGCGCCCGCGACGTCAGAAAGAACTCGCCATACTTCGCCTCTGCAATCGCCAGGCCTTCTTTTGTGGTGAAGAAGGTGCCATAGGGGGCCAGCTCCTGATCCACCGGCGCATACAACTCCTGCCAGCTGACCGGCAGGTTATCGAACTCGCGCCAGAACGTAGAGGTGATCGGCTTATCGGTGCCTTTAAAATGCACTTCGTCCAGGCGCTGTGCCAGCAGTACGGGCCTGCTTGTATCCGTGGTCTCCGCAACAATGAAGAAGCGGCCATATTCGCTCATGCGCAGCGTCAGATCGTCCTTGTCCATGGTGTAGTAGCTTTTGCGGTTGGTAATACGCTCCAGAATCGGCTCTACCGTTTCCTCAAAAATGCCCTGAAGTGTGTTAGCAAACCCCGACCATAACTCAGAGCCCTGCTTTTCCTTCGTAAGACGGTCTTTTACCCAGTTTCTGATCATGGCCGTGCCTTACAGATAGTTAATATCAAACGTGGAGTTAGCCACATCGAGATAGATAAAATCATTCAGCTGCAGGGCCGTTTTCATATCGTGCGGAGTCAGTTCATAGGAGATAAACAAGTTCAGCTCTTCAATCACGCGCCACAGGTCTTTTACCTGAACCTGTGAGAAGTGCTTACCGGCTGCAACGCCATTCTGATCGCTGTCGCCAAACGTTGTTGCATCCCGTCCAAATCGGGCCTCAAGTGCTTCCTGAACGGCTTTTTTAGCGTCTGACAGAATGACGTTTTTCTTCGCCAGCGCGGTCAGTGAGATCGTGAATGGCTCTTCCTGTGTCCGGACGTAACGAAAGTTCTTATTAAGCTCATTCGGAATAGACGTGACAGCTGTCATGAGCATGGTTTCAAGCTCAGCCTGTGTGTACCCCGGCTTGTGACCACAGAAGAAAATCGTGTTGATGTTGCTCAGTGACTTAATGCCGGTTGATAGCTCCTGCTCCTGCTCACCCCAGGCACTGATCCATGACATACCCGGTACAGCACGATTGAGGAAGTACTTGTAGTCACCGCCCCACACTACCTGTTCGTCATAGGCCACGTAGTACTGCGCACGGTTGCGCGTTTCCTCCGTGCTTTCAAAGCCGCTGCCGCCCGTGATTGGCGTCGTGGTCACGACTTCGATCTTGCTGTTCATGTCGGCAATATTACCCGCTGGCGTCAGTTTTTGGCCCTGCGTCAGCGTGGTGTCGCCCCGGCTGCACCACACATCCAGATCAACCTTACTGCCGGTCTTCGGCATCTTCCCGATCGCACCGTCACCAAAGCGCACGCCCAGCTGCTCAGAGGGTTTGTAAACCAGCACGTAATGCTGGCTGGTACCACGGGAAAGACGAAACAACGGGTTATTTTGCCACAGCGTTTTGTTCTCGTTTTCCGTCACAAACACGTCCATCGAGACAGTTTCCTCCGTGATATCACGCGGCAGCATTACCGTATAAAACGGCGCTTCGGCGTCAATTGCAGAGGATACGTTGACGTGCTCCATCTGGCGGACGTCGTTAACTACGACACTACGGCCAGCGGGGATGGTCACCACATCGGTTGTGACGTAAGGCAGCTGTGCATTCGACAGAAACTCTGCGTAGATTGGTAGCTGAATGTCTTCATCTGTTTTATTGGTAATCTTCACACTGCCCCATGACGGCGTGATTAAGTGACCGAGATAATTGCGGTCCTCGGCTGCGGCCAGAATGCTTGAGCGCTTAGTTGCTGTGGAGATAAACCCCTCCGTCAGGCCGCGCTCAGCTGTAGTCTGTGCGGCATAGATAATCTGTGCACCAAACACGGCCATCATCTGAATGAACTGGCTGTTGGTAAACTTTCTCCACCAGCTGTTGGCCTGCAGCTTGCCGTTAAAATTTTCCAGTAACTCCTGAATACTCACAATTTACCCCGATTAACTTTTGTTCATGGATACGGTCAGCGGACCGTTTGATGTAATGAATGTGATTTGCCAGGTATCAACGTTTTCCGGCGCGCAGCGGATAGCACGCAGACCCAGCCTTGGCAGATCGATACGCAGCTTCCTGATAAGCGCAGCCTCCACTGCAACCTCTGTTAAGTGGCCGGTTTCGGAACCGACCGGCTCATGTTTGAAGTCCTGCATGGTGTTACCCCATCCCGGCAGGCCGTAAACGCTGCCCTGTGGCGTTCTCAGCCATTCCTCCAGTCGGGCAAGCCATGCATCTGACTCCCCGGCTTTCACCACCACGCCGCCCTGATCCACGCGCATCAGGCAGTCAATTTCGTTTTGCATGCGTTAGTCCTGCAGTAGTTCGTTGAGCGCCGCATCGTTGATGCTCAGCGTTGATGAGGTCCGGGGTGCCGGTTGCGCTGTGTTAACCACTTTGTCCGGGGCCGTATCGCTCTTTTTCTTCGTAACGCCCAGCAGTGCCTCCAGCTGGGTGCGCATACCCTTCAGCTCTTTAAGCATGTCCTGATCGTGATTGCTGGTGTCGCCGCTCATCATCGGGCGCATGCCGCTACGAGGAAGATCCGTTACGTTCTGGATCTGTGCCGGGTGATTAAGAAGAGGCTGCTGTGCTGGCCGTGTCTGCGCCGCACTGCCGCCACTCAGGTATGACTTACCGGCGCTGGCCAGCGACTCAGTGCCGCTGTCGATCCAGCTGCCAGCCTTGCTTGTGAGTGGAGATATGGTGCGGAGCATGCCCGGATCGGTAATGCCTGCCTGGTCCAGTACGCTGCTAACCATGTCGTTGCCGCTGAAGCCTCCCAGCGTCTGACTGAAGGTGTCACTGACCGCGGGCATGATTGAAGCGCTGACCGCTTTAGCGCCGTCCATTGCCCCGCCCAGCATGCGGTCAAACAGCCCATTACCTTCTGCCTGTGTGGCTGGTGTCTGTGTGCTGGCCACAGTGATCGGCGTGTCTGACGTAGCTGATCCGGGACGTGCGCGCACGCTGCCGGTTGAGACATGAGATACAGCGGCGGGACGGGAACGGCTGGCTATCTGGTCAGGTGCCAGCGCCGCCAGCTGGAGGCCTGCCGGAAGTGATTCGCCGCCAGGAAGGGACAGGCCGCTGGTGGGACGCTTGCGGGACATTCCGGCCACGCCCATTGATTCAGTCGCGCCCTTCACTTTCCCGTCAGCCCACTCATTAAGCGCTTTAACCTGCCCCCAAGCGCCTGCTCCAGCGTGTTTGATTTTGTCAGCTGCGCTGCTGGCCGGCTTATCCTTACCGGCCTCTTTTGCTGAAGCAACCTGCGAGACCGTAGGCGCTGGCTGGGCCGCTGCTGGCACTGGTGCGGGGGCTGCTGCTGGTGCCGTAACAGGTACGGGAACTGCTGCCGGTGCGGCGGCAGGTGCCACGGCTCCAGCGCTCAGCTTCACCTTGTCGCCCGCTGAATAGAGCGAATCCGCCGCAACTGGTGCCTGCCCCTGCTTCGCACGCGCTTCATTCACCGACTTCAGGGATTCATCACTGAATTTCCCGCCGACCCACTTACCATTTTCATTGTGGCCAATGGCGTTTGTCATGAAATCGTTAGTGACCTGCGGATTGCCGCCCTCGATGGTGGCAATACCGCGCATCATCTGCGTCATGACTTTGGGATCTTTAAGGTCCAGCTGCTGATCGCCACGCACGCCCAGTTTCTTCGAGAGCGAATCCACGTATTGCGACGTGTCGTTTTCACTGTTGGGCGCGTACAGCTTGATAATGTCCTGTACGGTGTTCAGCTTTTTGTAACCGGCTGCTTTAGACGTGCCTTCTGAGTAGCTTGTCAGCTGGTTAGCCAGCGCCCTGAATCCTTCCTCTGGCGTGTTGAACTTAGCAAACCGGGCCTCACCTTTACCGTTTTTGGCCTCCAGGCTTGCGCCCTCCTGTCCCACATAGTTCAGATTGCCAAAGTTGTTGTTACGGAAGGATCGGACCTTCGCATTAGCGCCACCAATATTGAGATCAGCGCCAATGCTGTTCTGCGCAACGTCTGCATAGTCAGTGGCGCTTTTACCCTGGGTACCAACGCCGTCTACGCCCCACTCGCCACCCTGTAACTGTGTACCGAGGCGGTTTATAGCCGTGACGGTTTTATCTGTTCCATCGGTGATCGCTTTCGTCTGATCCGTACTGCTGCCGGTCAGCTTTTCATACACGCCTGACGCGCTGGTTGAGAAGGCGCTGAACATGTCGCCCACTTTACTCAGCCCGGAATCCAGCCCTTTCGCAATGTCGCCGGTATCAAACGTCAGTGATTTTGCTACCCCGTCCATACCCATTGCAGACGCTCCTGACGCCAGCAGGCCGGACGCACCAGAGACCAGTCCACCCATGTTCAGCACGTTTGCTGCTGTGTACTCACTTTTCTGTCTGCCACTGACCGTATCGCCTTCTTTGAGGCCAAAGGCTTTCTGCTGCCCTTCTGTGTCGTTATACCCCTCGTATGCGTCCATGCCCGCGCCGATTACGGTCCCGACCAGCGGGATCGCTTTAAGCGCAGTTTTACCGGCGAGTTTACCGGCCACTTTCAGTCCGCCTTTCTCTGCGGTCTTCTCCGCTGCGGCTTCAGTGGTTTTCTCAGCGACTTTGAGGCCCGTTTTGCCTGCGGTGCTCTCTGCGACTTTTAAACCGCCCTTTTCAGCGGTTTTCTCCGCTGCGGCCTGCGTGGCTTTTTCACCCGCCTTTGCCGCTTCACCGCCCGCCAGTCCACCAGCGGCAAGTGTTGCACCGGCTGCAGCCGTCGTGGCTGCTACGCCGCCAATCGTTGCCGCTTTTTTGCCACCCTTGAGCACACTAAGCGCTTTCGACAGCAGGCTTTTCTTTTTCGGCTTAGGTTTGGGTTTAGAGGCATCGGGCTTGCCTTTACCGTCCGGCAGCAGATCACCGGCTGCGTCAGCAACATCAGCTGCAGCTGACAGCGCACCGCGTTTACGGACGCGGCGTTTACGCCTACCGGGGATCAGCGAATCCAGCAGCCCCGCGCCATCCTTGCCCGACGCATGGGACAGCTTTTTGACTTCCTCGCGCACATCGTCCAGGGCATCCACAATGCGATCGTCATTGGCGGCGATAACTTTTGTCTGTTCCTGCGTTACCTGAATAGCCTTAGCCTGTTGAGCGTTTTTAAAGCCGTCAGCTGATTTTGGCTTACCGATAACTGGTGGCGTTCTGGCCTCGGTTGTTACAGGTGGATGCGTTAACGGCGGCTCCATTTTCAGCGCGGCATTACCTTCGGTTTTGCCCTGCATGAAGTTTTTCAGCGTCACGACGTTCTTTCCGACTTCGGCAGAAATGTCGTACATGCCTTTACCCATCATCCATAGCGGACCACCAGCAGCCGTGCCAGCAATGTCTGCGCCTGAAGACATTCCATCGCTGTTTGATTCGGTGGCAGATTCCAGCATGCTACTCAGCGATCGGAAAAATCCCTGCTGCTGCTTTTGCTCAGCGCGGCGCGCATTTTTATCCTGCGTTGCAGCAGACGCAGCGGCAGAATCAGTGCGTGATTTAAAGCGGCCACCGGCATCACGCCCAGGCGTTTTACCACCTGTTGCCGTGGTGTCAGAGTCTCTATCAGAACCATTTTTTAACTGACGTTGAGAGTGTTGATTTCTGACGCTTGTAACGCCACCTGATACGCCTACGATTTCTTTTTTATTACCTTTATAAGGTAATTTATTTTCTACTTCTAAACCTTTAGACCGCCTCCAGCGCTTCAGAGAGACAGTATTGGTAATTTCATTGCTTTCAGAGTGTTTTTTATCATCTTTTGCGCGCTTTTTTGTGACGCTTAAAAGGTTATTTTTTTCTAACGGTAATTTTTCTTCATTTTTCTTACTATTTTTTTCTTTTGATACGTCTTTTTTTGATGTTTTTGTTTCTTTACCAGCTGTATTACCCCTTCCCGCAAGCGATCTTATTACCTGAACGTCTGGATAATTACGACGCTCATTTTCAGGATGAGAAGGGCGCAACTTTGCGATTTCCTGCCGGATTAGAGCCATTTCCTTAAGTTGATCGCGGCTGGCATGCTCAATTACCCCAATAATCTTGTCTAATTCTTTAAAAT